TACCATCTGTGGTGGTTTCCCCCAAGGCCACTTGGTATTGTCATCCGTTAAAGAATGACCGGGCGGTGGTGCGCTAAACTCGTCGTATACTTGTTCTGCCATAATGTATTCCTTAAACTTTTGCGTTTAATCTAGGGGCTGCAATCGTTCGTTTGATTGTCGTTGTGCCGGGTGCGGATGGTTTTGCAGGGGCAGTCGTAGGTCTAACAGGGATAGTGTACTGTGATGTTAGCCTTTCAAGGTTGCTGTCGTAGTTCATAGACTGCATACGTCTCTTTAATGCTTCTAGATACATGGCGTTAGTCGGTGTAAATCTTTGGGTTTGTGCAGGTCCTGACATAGTTGGGCGATACCTGCTAGTTGCTTGCGCTGCCCGCTGTATCTCTTCGATAGACATGCCTGTATCTTGCTGTTGTTGTTCAGCAGATGCCCCCGACCCAAAAGTCTTTACTGCTGTTGATGCCAGTCTACCTAGAAAACCACCACTTCGTTCAACCTCGTTTCCCGGAAAGTACGCCCCTGTCTCTTCTATTACTCTGTCTGATGCAAACTTCTTCTTACCCAATAAGAAATCCGCACCGAAATCAACGGCTACTTCCAACGCCTTATCTAATCCAAATTTCTCTAACATACTACTGTCCTATTCCTAACAGGTCTTCCATAAAGTTTGTAAAGAACTTACCCGCAGCTTTTGACATCTCCGCTTTTTGTTCCTTATTGTAAAGCTGTAATGTGTTCGCAAACTCTAGGGCAATAACGCCTAGGTCATGTTCTCTGTTCAAAGAGTTTTCAGACTTCTGGAAGTTCCAAGAAGCGTTGTCGCGGTACATCTGCCATAAGTTATTTAGTGCGTTCTGATTTGCGTTGTACTCGTTCTGTACATTAATTCTATTTGTTTCGTTATCCAAAGCCGTGTTTGCAGTATTTACATTTCTTCTCCAAACTACGTTACTCTGGTCAACAGCATATTGCATTTGCGAATTGAACTTGTCCCGCGAATCTCGCAAGGTAGTAACATACTGTGTCATAGCATTTTCTTGTGACACATTAAACTGTTGCATCGATGCGTTGCGGTTAGCATTTGCTGTTTCTATCTGCGAACCTAGTTCTGCAAAAAACTCCTCTACTTGCAACTCATTCTTTGCATTGAATTGCTGTCGGGCATTTTCTTCAGCCGCATCTTTGAACAAACCTGCAACTAACGTCTGGTAGTTCAGGGTGTTTGTTTTCTGTTCGTTGTCTAAGTTCTTCAGGTCTATAGACAAGAAAGCCTGTGCATTAGTTACGGCAGACTGTAGCCGTGCATTTAAGTTAGCCTTGTCCATTGCAGCATAGGTTGCGGCATTTTGCAACGCTGTCTGTTGTTTGTTGTTTAAGTTTTGCAACTGAATTGCAGAGTACTTATTAGCATCCGCTGCTGCTATCTGTACACCAGACTCCATCAAGGACTGTGTAATCGCTGCAGAAGCCATGCTAGATGCGCCTAGCCCGCGAGATTGCATCACCGCATTTACCTTGCGAATTTGCGGGGAAGCCCAAGGGGGCATTGGTTTGCCTTCTTCTAGGGATGACATTAGTTCGCCTAGTTGATACTGAACCGTGCCTCTCTTATCCAACTCTTCTGTAGCAGCAGTAGCTAAAGATTGTGCAGATACCTGTCCTTGTGGGGCTGTTATGTAGTCTCCCGTCGGTGTAAACTGTGCGGTTTGTGCAGGTCCTAACTCCTGTAACCCCGGTGTAGTTGCAGCTATCTGCTGTATCTGTCCAACATCTGATGCGGGTGCTTGTGGCACTCCGACGTCTAACCCCGTAGTTGGTACGGTTGCTGCCGATATATCGGGGGCAGTTCCCAAAGTCAAACCGTCAGTTCCCAGCACCTCTTCCTGCTGAATCTGTTGTTTCGTAGAAGTTGCTGCAGGTAAACCAGCACCAGCCAGTGTGCCTACCTCTGTCTCTAACGCAACATCCGTATTGATTGTCTTTGTTACATCTGCCATAGTTAATTCCTATTCAACGCCCTGTCTAATTTATCTTCTAACCTATGCAAGGCTTCCATAACTCTGTCCATGTTTTCCCGCATCTCTGTTTTGGTCGCGTACTCCTCACGGGTCTTATTTAATAGTATCTGTATTCGTTTCACTTCAGCAAACATCTGACGGAATGCCCAGAATGCTGGTGCGATTATCATCGTTAGAATGATGTTCCAAAATAACATTGCGTCTAGTTCCATCAGGTGTTCCTACCCCCATAAAAATCAGTCATTGAAACTTTTCCACTAGTAGGAATATCTGTATTTGCAATAGCGTCGGTATATGACACAGAAAAATTATTGCTACCGTCCGGGGATATAATCTGGTCTGTACTTGTTAGTGAGGTGCTTTCTACGGAAATAGTACCCCCTGTTCCATTAGTCCACAAGTAGTAGAATGTGTCTCCTTGATTACTTGCACTAATAGCATTTGCAGTACCAGTGCTACCTGCTTTCGCTAAAGTTAATGTGGTATTTGCTGTTACGTAACCTTGCAAAGTAATAGTAACTCCGTTTGTTAATGTTTTTGTAAAACTAGAACAATTATCAGGATAGTACGTTCCACCATCATTTTGTGCGCCAGTTGCATGTTTATGGTATTGTGCTATCTGAGTGCTAGGTAAAGTTTGTCCAGATGGCGCAAAGTTACCTACGTTTACATTATCTACAAAAAAGTCAACAACTCTGTTTGTAGTTGGATTTGAACTACCCCCACCAGTCTCACCAGAAGTAACACTTACATTCGTATCAGCCCTATCCGACGTAATATTTAGTCTGGGGATAGGGTCTAAAGTTCCTCTTACGCAAACTTCGTTACTTGAATTGGGTGTACCAAATAACTGGTGAGTGCGAGAGTAGTTAAACTTAACATTATAGTATTTGTTTTCAGCCAAAGTAGCTTGTGCTATATCACTACTGTTATCATATGTGGGGGTTTGTCGTGTAAATTTTTTTACGGTTAAACCCGTAATTCCAAAATTGTTTTGTGTACCATCTACACTGGGTGCAGATTCAGTAGATGTACCTGTTAAAGTGGTCGGTACGTTATTCCCCCCTCTTAAATACTCTGACATAGAGTGTGGGGCAGTTCCCCCAAACTCTGCTGCTATTTCATTAAGAGATATTGCACCTGAACCTTGTAACGCCATTATGTTATAGTCCCCGAAGCTGTTACATCACCCACAGCAGTAAAGTTGCCATCTGTATCAATAGCAAACTTTGCTGTGCCGTTATATTTAAACACAAGGGCATCTGATTTAGATACGCTGTTAATTGTAAATGTACCTACCTCAACAGTCCAGTCATCACTTGCACCTATCTGTATAGACGTTGTTCCTGCCGTAGCATTAGTTGCTTTGAGAACAGAAGCAGTAACATCCCCAGTTACATCCCCAGTTACATCACCTGTAACATCTCCTGTAACATTGCCCGTAACGTTACCTGTTATATTACCCTCTATGTTCGCAACAAGTGTTCCTGTTGTTATAGATAAGTCACCAGTGGATGCCCCTGTAAATGTTCCTGTGCCTACAGTAAACTTATCTGCACTTTCATCAAACCCTATGAATGCGTTATTAGCACTGCCCCTTTCAATAACTATACCTGCATCGTTGGCGGGTGTTCCTGTTGTTCCGTTGCCCAACTCTATGAGGCTGTCCGACACTAAAGTATTAGTTGTATTTACGGTAGTTGTAGTACCGTTGACAGTTAGGTTGCCACTGAGGGTAGCATTGCCTGATATGTTGATGTTCCCTGTTCCTGTTATGTCAAAATTATTCAAGTCAAGGTTAGCACCCAACTGCGGGCTAGTATCTTCTAGAAGGTCTGATATAACAGTTGTAAAAGATAACTGCCCACTACCATCCGTTTTAAGAAGTTGATTTGCACTACCATCCGCTATTGGGAAGTTCAAGCCATCTAGTACAATCTTACCATCCCCGTTCGGTGTGATAGTTATATCTCCGTCAGTATCGGTACTAGTGATTGCGTTACCGTTGATATTAATGTTGTCTACATCTAGGTCGCCAGTAATATCTGTTGCGCCTGTTATTGCAAGAGTAGCTGTATCGATAGTTACTGTAGTGGATGCGTCGATGTCTACTGTTGGGGCAACAATCTGTAACTCTGTGTCAGCCGCTATATCAAGCTGTCCATCTGTACTCGATGATACAGACAAAGCAGAGTCTCTAAATTGCAGGGCTATTGCATCGTTTAAACGCAGGGCTGTGTCAGCAATGTGTGTTAGGCTAACGTCATCATCTGCACCGAAGAACAATACTGCGCTATCAGACTGTAAACCAACGTTATCTGCAGCAATGATGTCATCCCCTTGTAGGGTCATCGCAGTAGTCAATGCTTCGGAGTTGCCTGTTTGGAAGACCAGTTTTACAGCATCGTTGCCTGTATCGTCCAAGCTATCTACAACCACCGCATCAATCTTGGCTAGGTCTACGCCAGACTGCTGGGTGTCTAGGCTTTCCCAAACAATAGAACCAACGCTATCTGCAGCAAGCATGTCCGTAGATAGGTTGGTGAATGTTATGATAGGAGAGTCATCCTTGCGGATGTTCAAGGCAGTTAGGTATGCGTTGTTAAATGCGTAGGTTGTCGAACCTAAATCATACGTTGCTGTTGTTACAGGTTGTAGGTGTGAACCAACACCGTCGGTGCTACCATCAGATGCCGCAAGTATTAGCTTGTCTAGGTAAGCAACACCGTCAAGGTACAAATCCTTAAACTCTGCAGACGACGTGCCTAAGTCGAGAGTACCATCAGAATTAGGAACGAGTGCAACAGATGTTTGTGTTAGTTCTTGAGATGGGCCTATCTTGCTTATTGGGCCACCATCACCTGTTGTAGAACCATCGTGGGTATGTCCAGAACTTAGATTAAATGCAGTCTGAATTGCATCAAACTCACCGTCTAAAGGTGCAGCATTAATAACGTTTCCGTCTGCAATATTACCTGCGGTATCGTTTCTTATATATCCTGTCATGTTATCTTCTTCCGTATTGACCGTATTCTAAGACGGTGGTGTCTAGTGAAAAAGGAGGGTTTGTACCTCTAGATTCAAACTGCAAAGATACAGTAAACCCTGACCCCTGTGTTTGACTGTTAAATATTGACTGTAAAGTTTCACCACTATACCGTGAGGTTCCAAACAACGCATCAACAGAACCATAGATAGATGTAGTTGCGGAACTTGATGTATTCTCAAAAGTAATTGTAGCTGGTTCAATCACGTCTGGCGCACTCAAATCGTATTTAAGGTTAAAATCTAAGTCTACCGAACCTTGCGGGTCGGAGTAAATCGTTGCCCTGTATATTGTTTTACGTGTTCGCGGGTCAGTGATAGGAAAGTAAGGAGTTGAAAAAGATGCTACAATATCACTTCCATCAAAGTTATTACCAGACTCCATCTTGTACACATAGCCATCATCATTAACAAAAAGTACTGTCTCTACTTTACCTACGTACTTTGATGTTGTCGCGTATGCTTTTATTCCTGTTGTTTCTGCCCAATTTATTTGTTGACCCTGCTGTTCTTGTAACTGCGTACCTATTATACCTTTTGAACTAGAAGCTGTAGCAGCCGTAGTATAACCGAATATTCTATACTGAGATTTTTCTCTAATTACAACAGAAGGTAGTGCTGAGTTTACTGAGGTTAAAGCAACTAGTTCTTTCTGTATAGGCTTACTTATAGTGGCAAGGCTAAAGTCTTGGTTTCTTTCTGTACCAGCAATAGTACGCAACCCATCAGGGGCAAGAAACACAACATCACCTGATATTTCCTGTATAGTTTCTCCTGCAATACACCCTATGTCTGTGGCTATAGGTTGTACTTGAAAATCAGCAACACTGTTACCCACTAACCTATTTATCTTACTTTCAGAAAAAATAATAAGCTGTTCTCTAAAAACAACTAGTCCAGTTACAGTACTACCTACGTCTATTATACCCGCACCATTAGCTGTTGTAAAGTCATCATCTTCAAAAGGTGCAGAAAATATGATATTTCGTCCGTTTGCAGCGAATACATGGTCCTTAAATATCGTTACGTGACTAGCCCCTTCTAGGTCTGTGCTTCCGTTAGAAGAGGACAATTGACTAAGACCTGATGCAAGTAGGTTTTCCAAGATGAGAGGATACCCTACCCCGTCCACAATAAATAACTTTTCTGTCCCGTTAAAATTGTACGATGCAAAGCGTACCCTAGATACATTTGCACCTAGTCGTATGCTAGTAGACAAGTCAACGTGGGCTGCACTACCTGAAGATACAACAAACAACTTAGGATTTCCTGAAGTTTGTGCGCGGGCGACTATTGCCGCACCTCTGTAAAACTCAACACCTAATAAAACATTCTCTCCAGTAACCGCGTTAGTATTGTACTTTTCGTACCCTTCAATACGACGGTAGCCACCCTCAATAGATGGTTCAAAGTTATTTAAAACTCGCGCTGACCCCGGCATCGCTGCACCGTGTTGCAACGGACTGAGATTGGATACTAGTCCACCTTTAAATTCTACAGGGTAGGTTTGCCAACGGTCAGGCATCTATATAGACCTCACATAGAAGTTTTCATTTACAAGTATCTTACGCATGTTCTTCGTACCCTCATCAAACTTGCTTTTAGCCATTGCTGCCATCTCAATGTTATCTCTGAACTGGTATGAGTAGTACATAGCACCATCCACTATTACGTGTTTAAATGCTTGAGGTATAGTTGGTACATCGTCGTGTAGTTCTAAATCTACAGGGCTTGCAAAGTATTCATACTTGACGGTGTAAGCTTTGTCAGGGAAAGGTACAATTCCAAAGTAACCGTCCTGCGAACGGAATACCTTATCGGGTACACCACCCTTTGTTGTATCCGTCTCATCTTCTTGGTCAATATACCTGTCTACATATTCAACGTAGCTTATCACATCTAACTTTCTAGCCCGACTCAAATCCAAAGCTGTATCCCTTTGTACACGAAACGTGTTGAAATCAACATACTTTGCTTCGTCAGGGAATGCGTAACGGGTTTCTCCCGCAACTAAGATTATCTCGTCTGTTATGTGATTGTAAGGCCAGTACAGATGATACTGATTTATATCGCGAATAGATGAGTTTACCGCATCTTTTATGTTGGCGTAGAAGCCCTTCGCTGTTGTGAAGTTACTTGAGGTTAGTTCTGTTTCATTCAAGCGACGTGCTACAGAGTTAACTAGGTTTAGAAAGTTGTATGCCATTAGTTTCGTTCCCTAACTCTTAGGTTTACAGTTCGCTTAGTAACAATAGGCGCACTAGTTTTTGCAGAGTTACTTGTCGTTACTTCACAGATAATCTTGTTATCTACATTCGCTGTGCCGCCATCTAATACGATAGTTGCGGTGGTGGATGTGTTGGTTATTCTATTAACTGCTATGCCATTAAAGGTGTCTGACACAGACAACGCGGAAGACTCCGTGCCGTCTGCCTGTATAAACTTCCAAACAACAGAAGATATAGTCAAACCTTCTAAGTAACGTGACCAATCTATCGTGTAATCTAACAACTCATCTGGGTCTTTATCGGGCCAACGTAATGCCATGTTATGCTGCCTTTGCTATTCGTTGAATTTCTTGTCGTACATAAACTATACGTGCTTTTTCTACTGGTACGGCAACTCGCCTTAGTTTTTCTTGTGCTACAAAGACCACTCGCTGTCTTTCGTACTCAGATGCCACAAACCTAAATGATTGGAAGCCCGTTGCACTTGCTGTTCCAACACCGGATATAGTTGCCCGTGCAAAAACAGTTACCCTTACAGATACAGTTGCCACGCCAGCAACACTGCCAGATGCGTCTTTTAGGCGGATAGCTGCGCCACTAACTGTACCCGCGCCTGATACAGCAGATGCTGCATCTGTTAATTTTACTGCTGCGCCACTAACTGTACCCGCACCAGATATAGCCGAACTTACGTTGCGTACCTTAACTGCAGAGGTAGATACGGTGGCCTGTCCTGAGATTGCCCCTTCTGCTTTACGAATTAGGTCGCTATTCCCTGCTACAGATGCGACACCTGCAATATCAGAATCGGTGTTGTGTACCCTAATTGCTGCACCGGATAGGGTTGCTTGTCCGGCTATCGCTACTTCACCTTGTCGTAATCCTATCCCTGTTGCAGTGGATGTTCCTGCTGCAGAAATACTTGCTTCAACTAATAGTTGTGCTGTTGCCGTACTTGCTACTGAACCTGCACCTGATACATTTGCAGTGCCTTCAAGTGTACTCCTAGCACCAAAATTAGAAAAGGCTATTGTTGCAAATGGAGATGTAGCGAAAATACTCATTTATTCCTCTAAATGTTGTACCCAAGATAAACTAGATTCATCCCAAGTATAATAATGTGTGGCTGTATCTTCTGGTTTTGCTGTTGGTGGTTGCCATTGATAATTGCTATCTTGTGTCCAACTTGCAAAGGGTTGCGCTGTTAAAAACGCATCTGCACTTGCATCGTAAGTCCTACCAATACGAGCAGAGTTATATCGCTTTGACTGTTCGCCATTTGCATCTTCAAAGAACTCAACATATTCATTTGAATTAGAAAAAGAATCTATAACTGATTGTTCAGCAATAATAATATTATCTACAACACCATTAGAAATATGTGCAAAGTTTTTAACGGTCATGCTGTATAAGTTCCACTCGCTGTAAATTTTATAATTGTATCTGAACCGTCTGTTGTAACTGTTGGGTCGCCTGTTGTAGTGCCTGAGTAATCTGATGTTGCTAAACGCAATAGGACAACTCCAGTGCCACCATTGCCTCCCTCTCCAGAGTTTTGCACACCGCCACCCCCGCCACCGCCAGTGTTTGCTGTGCCGTTATTGCCAAATCCAAAGCTAAGGCTACCGTCTCCACCACCTCCAGAACCACCAGAACCGGCTCCATCTCTTCCTCCACCGCCACCCCCGCCTCCAAAGGTATCGCTAACGATGTCAGTATTCTGATAACCAGCACCGCCATCGCCTCCTTCTTGTGAACCTTCAGTGCCGCCATTAACCCCATTAGAAGCACCAGCACCACCACCGCCTCCTCTTCTTACACCATTTCCACCAATTCCTATGTTATAAGTAGAGTTAGCTGAACCGCCATCACCACCGCCAGAACTACCACCGTTACCACCAGCACCACCGCCTGGATTTACACCGTTTTGTGGAGAACCGTTGAATCCTTCACCACCACCACCACCACCAATAGCTTCGAGTGTGGTTAAACCCGAACCATCGAAAGTTGATGAACCACCAGACCCACCATTTCCTCCTCCTTCAATGCCAGTTCTTTTACCTCCCGCACCTTCCGCACCAACTGTAACTGTGTAAACGGTCGAAGCATTTAAAGTTAGACTGCCATCATAGGTTTTACCGCCACCAGCACCACCACCACCAGCGGCATTCTGACCACCGCCAGAACCACCACCACCGCCACCACCGATAAGTAGAATTTTAGCAGATATAGTTGATGGTGCGAACTTATGCGCGGATGCCATCATGCCTAAAGGTATATTCATTAGCTTTCAGCCAAGTCACCAACCAACTGCCATGTGTCTGTGGCAATCTTAATGCAACTTGCTCCACTATGTTGTGCGCGAAACTTAAGGGTTGGTGTAGAATTAACTGTTACACCACTGTCACCAGCTACTGTGACCTGACCAGCCCCTATTTGTATAAAATCTAACTTTGTGCCTACTGGATAAGCCACACTGCTGTTAGGCGGTATTGTAAGAGTAATCGCAGAAGCATTGCTCAATGTTACTAGCTTGCCACCATCAGCTAAGACTGTTGTGTAGGTTGTGCCTGTTTGTGCGTTGATAGATTGGTATGCTTGTTCTTGTAATGCAACAGTGCCTGTCGCATCAGGTAATGTAATGGTGCGGTCTGCTGTGGGGTCGGTGACAGTGAGGGTAGTTTCAAAGGCATCATCTGTTGCACCTTCAAAAATAATATCTACACTTTTAAGCAACAAAGTTCTATAAAAAGCAAGAAAGCCAGAAAACATCTGTAAATATAAAGAATCTGTCCCTCCAATCATTGTCCTAAAGATTAATTGTCCATCTTCTGTGCCGTCAGTAACATCAGAATTTCTTGCCTCTATTTCTGCATATTGTATCTTTTCACCAGCACTATTTTCGCCAGTAAATGTAATGTGACCAAGCACATCGTTATCCGCTGGACTAGCACTGTTTCTGTAAAGGTCTAAGGTAGGGTTTTCTGTAGCACCAGCATCGGTTGAGGTAAGAGTGAGGTCTCCATTAAATTGATGTTGCCCATCAGAACCAAAATGAAACACCTCAAAAGAATTTAGCAAATCGTAATACTGAAGTTGATTGCTAGTGTAATCGTATCTAAAGATACTTTCATTTGTTCCTGCTGTGTTGTTAAAGAAAAACCTAGCTTGCTGTGCGTCAGAAGTAGGTTGCATAGTAATTGCAGGGGTGCTGTTTGCGCCAATAGTTACATCTCCGACTGATGTAAGTTCGCCTGTTATTTCTAAATCGCCTGTGACTGTCGCACCAGTGCTAGTGGTTTCTAGCTTCTTGCTGTTGTCGTGATATAACTCTACTGCGCCATCAGTAGTAAACTGTGCTTTCAACTCATTTAGAGAAGCATTCCTTAATAAAATATTGTCTCCACCAATAACTAAATTACCAGAACCATTTTCTCTTATAACACCATTGCCGAAAGTTGCATCATGGTAAATTCTTAAATCATTACCAGTTCCAAATTGGGCTTCTATACCGTCATTAAATACTAAATTACCAGAAGTCTTTGTATCTGCCGTATCACTTCTAAGAAAGGATGTACTATTGACTCCATCAAAAGTCTCAGCATCAACATTAGTAAGACTTGAACCATCTCCATCTGCTAACAGAACAGTGCCACTGGCATCTGGCAAGGTAATCGTTCTATCGGCAGTGGGGTCAGTGACAGTGAGGGTCGTTTCATTGTCATCCTCAGTAGCCCCTTGAAACAATAAATTAACTCCACCTTTTAATTTAATGTTTTTATTAAATCTATTTTCTGCATAAATAGCCTGATAATATTGTGTGAATGTGCCATTTATCATTGCACTTATATTAACAGCACCGTACTCATTACCATCAGTTACTTGAGTTGTTTGTGCTTCTATTTCTGCATATTGTATCTTTTCACCAGCATCGTTCTCACCACTAAAAACTATATGACCAAGAACATCATTTACTGCTGGACTAGCACTATTTCTATAAAGGTCTAATGTGGGGTTCTCTGTAGCACCAGCATCGCTACTTATAATAGCAACATCTTTGTAAAATTGTGACTGACCGTCTTGATGGACTGTGTAAAGGTCTAAACTTCCAGCGGTTCTAACAAAAGTCTCAATAGCACCATCTTCTGTGGCATCTGTAACATCTCTTATTTTTGATTGTATCTCACCGTAAACAATCTTTTCACTAGCACTATTTTCGCCAGAGTAAGTTATGTGTCCTATGATATCTTGGTCTGCTGGACT